GGACCACTTAACATTTGCAAGTAATTGAAACCAAAGTCAGTATCTAATCTTGCATACTTGCTTTCAATAATTGCTCTATTTGATTTTCTCATTTATGTATTTATAGCATTATATCACCAAGTATGTATATAGCTAATATATGGCAGAAAACAGCCATTATTTAACATAGTGGGCAGGGAGTGGGCAACTAGTGGGCAGTTTTAAGTCGTATTTTTATCTTCATCCTTGATGGGCGTGTACGCTGTTCTTCTTTCCATTGCATACACATCTTCATCATCATACTTATAATCTGGATGCTTTCTTCCTTCCTCCAGTTCCTTTAAATCTGTTTCTGAAGTTGTCTTGTGGACAGCAGATGATATGGCTGTTGAGATGTTTCCTCTTTCACCTAATACAGTTTCAGCTTTTTCATCTTCTTCCTTGCGATGACCTTCATAAATTAAATTATAAAACTTATTTGGCAGCAACAGATCATGGTCAAGTGGATCGCTGTACACAATTCCCCACCAGGTATGCACCTTGTCGGTGGAAGTAAAAGTTGTTTGCCATCTCCTGAAGTGATGAACATTCTTTGGTGGACTTGTTCCTTTGGTCAGGTAGTGCAGCATTTGAGTATTGTCTAGGATGCGAGGAGTCTCTTCATTTTCAAAATATAATTCCCAGAGCTTATCAACTTTCAATCCGTTCTCATTCTCCCCACCATGATCTATCTGATTAATTCTAGTTATTTTTTTACTCATTGAATATTCCTTTTAAATTTTCCATTGGTTGCAAATAGTTTTGAGGAACAAACCAAGCATATCCATAATTGCCATGATTTTTATAGAATTGATTTTGTTTTCCTTGTTTTCCCTGAATCCAACCTCTCATAGTATATTTTGGAAACATACCTGTTACTAAAATATAAACCCTGTTCTCTGGATCATTATTCCTAATGATTAAATCCCAATTATCTTTTGATCGTGTTCTTACTTCCCACCCATTACATAAATCTCCATCTAATTTAAAAGTGTTGACGCTTCCTCCCCAGTATAAATTCATATACTTGCTTACAGCTAATTCTCCACAAGCTCCTTCAATATGAATAGTCCAAGTTTTATCTGATCCGAATGATGTTTTTCTTCCATCTAAAATTGCTTCAATATTTCTTTGAATACCTACAAGACTAGCTTGAAAACCTTCGCTTTTGGATAATTCAATTATATTATTCATTAAGGAGTTAAACTCCCAAGTTTCATTTCAGCTCTTGCAGTTGCATTGGCATCAGCCATCAGTTCTATTTTAGTTGTAATGCGATCCAATTCTGAAAACGCTTCATCCATCAGCTCTTCAGCTTTTTCCAAGTGAACTTCTACCTCTTGCACTTCCGGATCAATCTTTGCTTTTGCTTCGGCATCCTTGACTGCGTGTTTTTCATTGGTCAGAAAACGATAATGCAAAAATCTACTGGACAATTTTTTATCTAGCATTCGTGTTAATTTTTTAAACATTCTTTTGGACTTGCGATAATTAATGATAGCTTCCATCTTGGCTTCAGCGATCTTGTGAGGATCGTATTTATTTAAAGTATTATTATCCAAGCTCATTTTCTAATTTCCCTGCTATGCGTTTAAGATTTTCAATTCTCACTCGCTTGTTAAATTCCTGATGACCAGGTTTTTGATCGGCTTTTTGATGGCACGAAAAACAAAGAGCAACCAAATTCTCAATATAATCAAGATTTTTATTTCCTCCAGATTGTCTTTTTTTAATGTGATGCACATTAGTTCCTTCAAAATTCTTGCAATCATCATCCTCCCCATTCATAAAACATTGCTCGGTTTGACCTAGCGTGAGTTCATCCCACCAAAAATCTTGAAAAACTTTAGTGTGTTTCTTCATCCAATACCTCTTGTCGCAAATCTTCATACATTGTTTTCCATAGGAAACCCAACTCCTTGCAGATTTTTAAGTAATGATTAAATAATTTAAGCTGCTTATGACTCATACTCTTTTTTTTCTTTTTTTATTCTTTCCTTGTTTGTTTTTAATTTTTTGCCTTTTTTTGTTTCTCCTGTACTTCGATCCTCTTTTTCTCCTGCCTCTGTGTTTTTTTGGGTATCCCATTCAATCATTTCTTCTCTGCTATTCTTTCGCCTATGGCATAGACCATAACAGCAATAAAAATTAAGACGATTAGCATTAGTGCATTAAGAACGATGAGTGCCATGCTTCTCCTTGATCCACTTGATCGGAATTGTTTTATCGAAAAATTGAAAGCCGTACTTGATGCACCAGTCGGCATAGGTTGTTTTTGATCTCTTGTATATTTTTGACTTGGAGTTGCTGAACACAAAGCGAATATCATAGGCATCGCCATATTGTTTTCTAATCAGCAAATGTTTTTTTCTGTCTGACAGAACAAACCGACCTTTGGTTTCAATTAAAATGCCGTTAGCCAACCTGAAGTCAGGTATGTATTTGTGTGTTTCCTGTGGCTGGATGTAAAGTATAACCAGTTTTTCATAAGTAAATTCAATTCTAAATTTTTTAAGTTGCTTGGCAATCAAGACCTCTAAACCTGAACGATACTTATTCATCAATAATTTTATCCAAATTTACAGGTTGTTTTTTCACATGATGTAAAATAGTGGTATGATGTTTTTGTAAAAATCTTGCTATTTCAGCGTAATTCCTCTGTGTTTCTTTTTTTGCCATGTGAATAAAGTCTATTCTTGCATTGACTAAATATTTTTGCCTTCTTTTTGATAAAAATTCATTCATGTTAATGCAGTAGAAGTTGCATACCTTTGACGCTAAAAAGCGCAGCGATCCAGCATCATATTCTTTCGGCATTACATATCCTTGAACTAATTTTTTTACTTTTTTTATTTCATCCAAAGTTAGAAAGTTATCAATGCCTGAAGAACATTGATTGTCAGGCGGAATGTTTTTCTTTGGGTTTTCTTCATTCTTAACCGCAACCCATATTGAATTTAATTTTTTAAGCACTTCCATAATTTACAAGCGAGGACAGTTTCCCATCCTCGCTTCTCCCTGTTGTGTTAAAATGGTATATCATCATCATCCTGCGCATCATTGCTATTAACTGTTTGTTGCTGTGGCACAGGTTGTTGTGGCACAGGTTGCGGTGGTGCAGGTTGTTGTGGCTGATACCCTCGTGGATCAGCTTGATAACCACCTTGATTTTGCATTGGTTTATCCGGTCTAACCTTTTTAACCATAAGTTTAAAACCAGTCTTACCCAATGGAAAAGTAAAATAAGGTGCGTTGTTATCGAACTTATCTTGATTCTCCCAACCCTTCGCCCACACCACTCTTTTTTTTCTAGGTTGCCCTGTACTTTTATCGACATATTCCTCGATATAAAATAGTTCATGCGTTGGCTTGGTGGGTTGATTGTAAGCCATTTCTCTCCCTCCTTCCTTGTTCACAAAAATTGACTACATTGCAGTACGAAGCGCATCTCCGAGCCACAGATGGTCTTATCTCAATTGATGTATCTTTAAAATTCTTTGCGTGATCCTGTGCATCTTCCCTGTCATCAAAAAGTTTCAATGCCCTTTTTTTACCTTTTTTCATTACGGCAAACTTTGCTGGATCTTTCCACAATTCCTTGTCGGTGCAATTAACCTGAATCTTCTGGGTGTGGAACAGTTGATCTGCCTGTTGGTGAGTCTCCACTCTTGACCTCATGTATTCATCTTGCTTTTCATTTGACCATAGCCGAATAGCAATGACCTTGATCTGCACATCAGGATAATCAATGTCAGGATCATATCCTTCCTTTTCACTCTCAAACCACGCCTTTGATTTTTGCCAATCCCTTGCCAATGCAATTATTCTTGCTCCCTCAACAACATATCCGTTTTGCCGTAGCAGCCAAGCATAGCCGTTCAACTGGTTTTCCCATTCATCCTTGTAACCTTTGGGGTGATAGGTATTTTTAAATATTTGCCATGTGGAAACGCATTTGTAGTCATAGATGGTTGCCTTTTTAATGGGCAAGAGCTGTTGGTCAGCTTCCCATTTGCCTTCCACTAATTCCGTTATGACCTTTAGCTTGTCGATAGCTCCAGAAACAGTCCATCCATTGCATTTGCCAAAAAATCTTTTCTCCAGGATTGTGTTCTTATCCTTGTCGGAATCTTCAAACAG